AGATTGGAAATCTGGACACTATCTAGAATTTGATGAAGAACCTTGTACACATTGGAAAGCTAATGAAGGTTATATTTTTAATAACCAAGTGATACATTTGTCTGCAAATGCGGGCCTTGAAGATAAATACACCTTACAGGTGTCGGGATTTTATTATGGTAACACGTTACACAAATCTACCAGACAATAAAGATAAACCTTTTGGAGGTGCATATAGCGTCTATGATACCGAAACGGTAGAGCATAGAAATACTATTATTAAAGATTTATCTTGGCAAAAGAGGAGCCCTGATGAAATAAGAAAAGAGTTTCTTAATACCTATATGGAGTGGATGCCCTCAACCCACAATTTAATTGGGATTGAGAAATATACTCATGCTTGTTTTACACAAGGCACAACAGAGTCTTTTGCACAATTTTATATTCGATACAGGAATAAGAAACTAAGGCTTGCTAAAGGGGAATACTTTTATCACCAAATGATGCACGGACTATGGTATGAGAAATTTGCGTGGTTAGAGGAAGAAGAAATAAAACAAGGCGATGTAGTATTGATTAGCGTGCCTTTCTCCGATACAGGAGCTGTTCCTGACTATCTAGAAGATCTTTTAGATGCTTGTGATGAGAAAAATGTACCTGTTATGGTAGACCTCGCCTATATCAATCTAGCAAAAGGACTAACCATAAATTTAGAACATCCTTGTATTGAGTATGTTGTGTCATCTTTATCAAAAGTATTTCCTGTAGAACATCATCGAATAGGTATTCGTCTTCAAAGAAAAATGTTTGAAGATCAACTTTATGTGATTAACGAAAACAATTATAATTATATAAATTTGATGAGCGCACATTTAGGCGCAAAAATGATGAAAGAATTTTCAGCTAGTTATATTTACGACAAATATAGAGACGCACAAGATTATTATTGTAATAATTATAACGTAGAGATTTCACCTTGTGTATACTTTGGCATTGATAAATTAAATCAGTATCCAATTTATAGCAGAGGGAATGATACAAATAGACTGTGTTTTTCTAGAGTTTGGGATGGGAGAATGAATGAGCAATTGCAACAATGAGTGGGATCATTTAGAAGAAGTTATAGTAGGTGCGGCAACCGGAAGTAAGATACCTACTCCAACAACGAGTCTTATGAGTTGTGTATACCCCGAATATGAGAAAGAATATATTGAAACATTAGTAGGCACTTGGCGATCAGAAATTTTAAGAGAGCAAATTGATGATTTAGAAATTCTAGCCCAAACCTTAGAGCAGCTAGGGGTAAAAGTTTATAGACCTGAAATAGGTATGAATACTCTTTTTGATTGGCATTGGCACTGTCCTAGAGATTTGACCTTAGTAATAGGGAATAAAATAATTGAAACACCAAGTCCTATTGAAAATAGAAAAAACGAAAACAAAGCTTATGAATATATATTTAAAAAGTACAATGAAGAAAAAGGATACGATTGGATAAAGGCAGCAAGACCGAGCTTTAGAGATGAAAATTATCAAACAGATGATATAAATAGAAAACCTACGCTTTTAAACAAAGAACCTATGTTTGAAGCTGCAAATTGTATGAAAATTAATAACGATATTCTTTATCAAATTAGTAACACAGGAAACGAATTAGGAGGACAGTGGTTACAAGAAATTTTAGGTAATGAATATAAGGTGCATATTTTACATGATCTATATTCTTATGCGCATTTAGATAGTACTATTATTCCCCTAAGAGAAGGATTAGTTTTATACAATGCTAGTAGAGTTACGGAAGATAATCAACCAGAACTATTTAAATCTTGGGATAAAATCTGGATTGATGAATGTTATTCTGCTCCTAAAAAATATGATGTCCCTTGGGCAGCAAGTGAGTGGATTGGATTAAATCTTTTGAGCGTAAATCCAAATTTAGCAATAGTGGATAGAAAACAAAAACAGTTAATAGAAGAGTTAAATAAACATAAAATTGAGGTCATTCCTTTGGAACTAAGACATGATAGAATTATTAGTGGTGGTTTTCATTGTGTGACTTTGGATTTGAGTAGAAAAGCAAAGTAAGAACAATACTTCTTGACTGTATATAGGTTTTGTAGTATAATAAATTATATACAGAAAGGAAAACCAATGAACACAAAAACATGGAATGATTTGGTAGAAGTAGAGAATGCCTCTGCAGCTGCCACTAATCTATTATTAATTGACGCTAACAATTTAGCCTTTAGATGGCTACAAAGAAAAAACGTAGATAACTTTACTGAGGATTTTACTAGAACTATTGAAAGTTTAGGAAAAAGTTATCAAGCTAAAAGAGTAATTGTTTGTTTTGACTTCGGGAGAAGTTATTATAGAAATGATCTTTTAGATTCCTATAAAGCAAATAGGAAAAAACCAACTGATCCAGAAACTGTGGAGAAATTTGATAAATTTTTCTCTTGTCTAAACAGTATCCCCGACCAAATACCGTTTGAAAATTACAAGTTTAGAGGCGTAGAGGCTGATGATATTATTGCATATCTTGTAAATAATATTGGAGAGTCTTTTGAACACACATGGATAGTATCAAGTGACCGAGACTTGTTTCAACTAATTAGCGATAAAACATCTATTTTTAATATGTTCTCAAGAAAAGAAATTAATATAGATACCCTTCTAGAAGAATATCAAGTAACTCCAGAAGAATATATGCTTTCCAGAATAATTGAGGGGGATAAAAGCGATAATATAATAGGGGTAGAGGGTATTGGACCAAAAAGAGCCCAAGCCTTAGCAAGGGAACACAAAACATTAGAAAACTTATTAAAAGCTTTACCTATTACTCCTGCAAAATCAAAATTCTTAAAAAACCTAAACCAAAGTAAAGATTTACTTTTACGGAATCAAAAATTAATTACTCTGAAAGACCACAACGAAGAGTCTATTAAATGTGGTAAACACGGAGAAGAAGCTTGGGAGGAACTACAAGGTGTTACAGCTTAGTGTTAAAATTGAAAAAAGTGAACTAGCTAAACGGTTAGAAGAAAAATTTGGAATTACGTGGAACCTACAACAACAATATCCTTTTGATGCGGGATACGATCTAAGAGCTTGTGAAGAAGAAGATATCTGGATTGAGCCAAATGAAAGAGTAATTGTAGGAACAGGATTATATTTTCAAATTGAGGAACCTTATTGGGAAATACAAATCAGGCCTAGGAGCGGGTTAGCTTTTAAAAATGGAATTATGATTGTTAATAGTCCTGGTACAGTAGATTTTGCTTATAGGAATGAAGTTAAAGTAATTCTATATAATTCTGGTAAAGAAACTTTTATGGTTGCTCAAGGAGATAGAATTGCTCAAGCGTGTTTTAGACCTGTACCTTTAGTTTCTTTTGAGTATGTAGAGGCAATTGAGACTAGTGTAATTTTATCACAAGGAAATCGGTGGGTTCAAGAAGAAAAAATGAAAGAGAGAGGTATCACTAAAAATAAAAAAGATACCATTTCATTAGATAATGCTGCTACAGAACAACTTGTAGTTAATAGAGGAGGTTTTGGTAGTAGTGGTGTTAAATAAATTAAAAGACCCTATATTTTGGTTATTTAAAATAAATATAGAATTCTTATTAATAGAAACTTATTTGTTTTATATTGAGAAAATTACCTTATCACAGTTGTTTTTTATCTTATTAGGCAATATAATGTTGTTTGCTATAACATATATGACTAAAGAAATAAGAGATTTAAATAAAAGGTTAAGGACTTGGTTAAGACTATGAACGTAAAATTAATATCATACTCACAGCCACCTGAAGAAGGATTTATAGGATTTGATAACTTACAAGACATAATAGCATACTGTGCTAGAGTATCAAATCCCGCAAATCAAATGAATAAAGAAACATCAGAAAAACTTATTCGTTATCTCATTAAGCACGGTCACTGGTCTCCGTTAGAAATGGTCAATGCTTGTTTAGAGATACAAACTACTCGTGACATTGCGCATCAAATTGTAAGACATCGCAGTTTTGCTTTTCAAGAATTTAGCCAACGATACGCTAATCCAGAAGCGCAAGGAGACATGGTTGAATTCAGTGAGGCACGTTTACAAGACGAAAAGAACAGGCAAAATTCAGTAGAAGTGGATGACGAAAAACTACAAGTTGATTGGCTTCATGCACAGATGCGTATTGCACAGTTGGCTAAGAAAGAATACGACTGGGCTATTAAAAAAGGTATTGCTAAAGAACAAGCGCGCAAAGTATTACCGGAAGGAATTACTAAAACAACTTTATACATGAGCGGATCTTTACGTTCTTGGGTTCATTATATTGAACTCCGTAGCGGACACGGTACTCAAAAAGAACATATGGAAGTAGCGCGTGCTTGTGCTAATGTTATAGAGCCAATTTTTCCTATGATTAAAGAATTTGTTAACGAATGATTGTAGGGTTTACCTGTTCAACATTTGATTTACTACATGCAGGGCACATAATTATGTTGCGCGAAGCAAAAGAGCATTGTGATTATCTCATATGTGGTTTACAAGTTGATCCTAGTTTAGATAGAAAAGAAAAAAATTCCCCAATACAGACAGTAGTTGAGCGATATACACAACTAAAAGGGGTGGTGTACGTAGACGAAATTATCCCTTATGGGTTAGAAAAAGATTTAGAAGATATACTCAGTATGTATCCAATTGATGTTCGTATATTAGGAGAAGAGTATCGAGACAAAGACTTTACTGGTAAGGATATTTGTCGCAAACGTGATATAGAATTACATTTTAATAAAAGAGACCACCGTTTTAGTTCAAGCGACCTTCGGAGACGTGTTTGTGAGCAATAAGTTTATTTTTGACGTAGACGGGACGATAACACCTAGTAGAGGTATTATTGATGTAAAATTTAAGAAGTTCTTTAATAAATTTTGTTTAACTAATGAAGTATATCTAGTTACCGGTAGCGACAAACCTAAAACAATAGAACAAATTAGCGAAACTACTTATAACTTGTGTAAGCGTGTTTATAACTGCAATGGCAATGATGTTTGGGAAAAGGATATAAATATTAGAGCAAACGAATGGGTTATTCCTAAAAATGCGCAGGATTGGTTAAGTGAACAATTAATTGTAAGTAATTTTAATATTCGGGCAGGACTACATTTTGAACATCGTCCAGGTATGGTAAACTTTAGTGTAGTAGGACGTAACGCTAACAATAAACAACGTGCAAAGTATACTGTATGGGACAAAGCATGTGCAGAAAGAGACTGTCTCGCACGTAATTTTAATCTATTGTTTCCAGACTTAGAAGCAAAAGTAGGAGGGGAGACTGGTATAGATATATCTCCTAAAGGGTATGACAAAAGTCAAATTATTAAAGATTTTAGTAAAAAAGATCAATTGCTGTTTTTCGGAGATAGAACCGATCCAGAAGGAAATGACTACCCCTTGAAAAAAACGATTGCAGATAATCACAAAGGTATAACCTATCAAGTAGGTAATTGGCAACATACATGGGATATTTTACAAAATGAGTATTTTATTTTTAACACAGTATTATAGTGGTTTAGGCCACAGTATGAGAATAAAGCATATTGCAGAAGAAACAGCAAAACTAACAGATTGTTACATAGTAAATCATTTATTCAAGCCCCCTCTTAAAATAGAAGGTATAAAAAAAGAATTTACTTTAGTGCAACCAAAAGATTATGATCATTCAGAGCCTAATATATTTAAAGCTCTAATGAAAGAACCCTTAATCCTAAAAAGAATTGATAGGTGGAAACAGTTTTTAGACGATAATCCAATTAAATTAATAGTCTCTGAGGGTTTTCCTTTTTGTAGACATCAATGGGCTTTTGAATTGTTTGCTTTTTTTGAAGCAGCTAAAAAGCGGGACATAAAAATTGTTTGTAGTATTAGGGATTTTCCTTGGGATGAGCCACATGAACAAGGACTAAAAGATTGGGTTGCTACAACTCAAAATTTAGTAGTAAAATATTATTTAGATAAAGTATTAATACACGGTGACCCAAAAGTACTTCCTTTATTGCCAGATTCTTTAGCTTTTTGTGATCCTGCATCGCTCAATAAAGATATAGAAGATAAAATAAAATATACAGGATATGTTACAAACCCTAATCAGGGACAACATAGTAAAAAAAATAATAAAGTTTATGTAAGTGTTGGGCTAAACAAAGAAGAAACTTTATCTATCTTTGCACATATTTTACGAGCAGCAACAAATTTTCCTGAATTAGATTTTGTTGTTCTATTAGCAAATAAAAAACTAAAAGACAGAATTGGACAAAGAAAAGCTAAAAATATACTGGTAGTAGATTACATACCAAACTTAGCCAAACTTATAGAGTCTAGTACGATGTTTATAACATACGGAGGCTATAATAGTACTATGGAAATAATTTCAAGTGGAACACCTAGTATTATTATTCCCAGGGAAGATGGGGGAAAAGTAGAACAATTTGTTAGAAGCTATGTGATGAAACCTTATGATTTATTTAAAGTTTGTTCAGTGAAAAACTTAAATAATATATCAAAACAAATACAAGAAATACTAGATGAGTATGATAAATTTCCTAAAAAATGTGAGTTTAATTTGAATGGTGCAAAAGAAACAGCTAACACCTTATACAGATGCAGCCAATAAACTTAAAACAATAAAAGTAAGATGGCAACATGACCAAAAAGCTAACGAATGGAACTGGATTAAGCTATTTAAAGAGCATATGGATTTCAGTCTTGGTTTTACTAATTGTGAAAAAAACGCATGGATAATCAAAACTTTAGTAAACAGAAAAGAAAGATATAAGTTTAAATCATGTAAAAATATAGTTCTAGTAGGTTCTGGATTTTATCCTTATAGTTTATTTGATGTTTATAAACAATATGAACATATTAACTTAATTGGGATAGATTACGATGAAAACTGTATAAGAATAAGTCAATTATTATTGGATTCTGCTAACATTAATGATAGAATTAAAGTTATTCATGCAGACGGCTGTGAGTTTGATTATGGATTTTTAGGACACGAAGATTTAGTTTTTTTAAGTGTGGATATAGAAAAAAGAAATGATATATATAGTAGAGTCATACAAACTAGTAAAGCGTCTGTATATGTCTGTGAGCCTAAGAATAGGTGGGTAAAAAATAGAGCATAAAAAAAAGCCCTCGTAAAAGAGGGCTTTTTTAGTATGAGTATTCTTTAGGTATAAACTTTCCTTTTTTAAAAACTTTTACTTTAGGAGACTTAGTTTTTCTCGGCTTATACCCGCCGTCTTTTAAATATCTACCCTTTTTTGTAATCTTAACTAGCCGTCCTGACGTTCTTCTTAGAAAATCAGGAGCTAAATAAGACATTAAGGGTTTTTATCTTTTGAGGGAGTACCGTAATCCAAAGTCCTATTTGGCATATCACTCACATTAACGCCCTCACCATTATAAACAGCTTTAAGAGTAGAGGTAACAGAATCTCCTTCTAAATACCTTTGTTTTGCTTTTTCTACGCGTTTATCATCATATTCAATAAAGCCGTACTGGTTACTTCCGCCTATTTGAACTAACTTTTTATCGCCTAGACCTCCGGGTTTTGCGACCATATTGGTTCTCCTTATTTATTATATCCGCGACCCTTACTTGGGGCACCGCCCATCTCTGCAGAAGGTGTGTTTTCACCCATCGACCCTGTAGCGTCGATATACCCTTTAGCAGCTTTCATGGGATTGTTTTTATTAACCATACCACCTGGTTGGTTATAGTTACCTTTAGCAGAAGACCCTCCTGCAGCAGCTTTATCTACAGAACCTGCGTTCTTATAATTTTCTGCCATACCAGTAACATCAAATCCGATTACTTTTCTAGCCATTGTAAATTTCTCCTTTTGAAATATTATATGAATTTCCATCCATATTTGCGACATTAACTTCTTTTATTATAGCATCAATATTTTTATGCCAGAAGTTTAAAAATCTATGAACTCTGAAAAAGTGGGGGGTTATATCTAAAGTTTGCCATAAAAATTCTTGTATAATATTATTATAATCTGGCATCCAGTAGTAAACTTGTACAGTTACTAACTCTTTTTTAGAAATAATCACCCCACTATCAGAAATCATTTTTACGAAATTGCAGCTACAACTGTCTCCGTATGATTACCTGCGTTAGCAGCAGCAGCATGAGAACCACGAACTGTAATTGTTGGTGCGAGTCCTGCAGCAATTGTAGAAGCATAGTTATTAGCTCCCGTGAATGTACAGTGTTCAATAGTCATATTACCGTTTGACAGAGCGCCAGCATCACTAGCAATCGTGCAGTGTCTTAGGGTAACAGTACCAGAACAGTGTTGTACAATACCGTACCCTGGTCCTACAGTAGTTCCTAACTCACAATGATCAAGAGTAATTGCCGCGTTCATACTTACACCAGCATCTCCAGCAGCATTAGCGTCTGTAACACCTGCCGTAACCGCACCATTTGCGAGGGCAAGAGCAGCACTTCTTGCATTACCAACAGTGCCGTTAAGAACAGAATCATATACTTTAACTGTAACTTCTGTGTTACCTACGATTAGTCCTGCAGCATTGATTGTTACATTTTTAATAACAACATTTGATCCTTGAGAAGTGGCATCAGGGATGGAAAATCCGTTAAAAATAACTTCATCTCTATCACCAACACCTACAATTGCTACATCTCCAACATTAGATGTGCGAGGGTCGGCATATGTTCCGGGATATACTAGAATAGTATCTCCAGAACCTAAAATTGTAGTGGGAATTTCGTGTACGCTTTTAAACTGAGCATTATCTGTTAGCTCAGGGCTTACCTTATGAATAGCCTTATTTGCCATTAGTTTATTCTCCTTTTATAGGTTATTTACCTTTTCGCGATTTCCCAGCTTTGCTTAAGGCAATCGCGACAGCTTGCAGTTTCTGGGCTTTAGCTTTTGAAACTCCACGCCGTTTTGAAAGTGTAGCGATAGATTTTTTTCTAGATTTACCTACACTCTTCTTATTTAATTCTTTTATATTAGCCGATATTGTTTTTTGGCTTTTACCCTTCTTCAGTGGCATCTAACTTAATCTCTACTTCACACTCTCCTTGAGATAGTGTGGTTGTTTCTGAATTACTATAAACAATATAATCTCTTAGTGAGTTTAGATACGCCGAAGAAACAGCTAATTTATTTGTCCACCAACTAGGTAAAGAAGCTTCCATATCCGAAGGTAACGCTTGTTGGATATCCGCAACTTCTTCTAAAATTTGTCTACACTGTCTCATTGCAGAAGCAACATCTGTGTGTCCGTCTTTAATTTTCATTGTTTTTTCCTCTTCTTTATTAACTAAAGTATTAATAGAATCTGTTGGATGCATAATTTGAGTAAGATGCATTTCCATAAAAGAAAAACTAGACAAAAATTGCATACTATCTAGTAAATGTCTCGCAGCGAGTCCAACAAAGTATAAGATCGAATTTGAAAAACCAAAAGCGGCTGATAGTTCTTCCTCTGAAACAGTTCCTCTAGCAACTACTGCTTTTTCCAATGCAAGAAGAGTGTCCATCTCTGACAAAGCGCTAGAAACATAACCTTTATCCGTAGCACTCATGTCTTCTACATAGTTACTAATAGCAGTAAACGCTTCGACTGCCCCAGGGCAAATGTCAAAGTTTTTAGTAGTAATTCCTAAAATAGTTATTTGATTTTCCATATTAGTATTATAAAACAGCTTAATTTAAAAAGCCAATTTTAATTTGATTATCTATTTGAATAGTAGGGTTGACTCTATTTATTTAATTATCAATTTGATTTGAGGAATTAAAAAGGGTAATTTCTCCCGTCTTTAAGTCTTCTTCTACTTTTTCTCTGCTGCTTACAATTTTTCCGCATTGAGATTTACACAAACTAAAGCTTCTATCGTACCCTTGTAAAAACTGTTGTAATTTTCCCCAATATTGATAGTTTAAAATTTTTTCTAAGGGAACCTCAAGTCCGTTAAATAAGTGTTCATAATCTTTTATGTAATAAAACTTAGAATTATTTTCATCATAATAGTGCCCTCCTGTCCAACAACATCTAAACACTAATCCTTCTGGAGAAATATACCATTTACCCCAATCATCCCATGAACAGATAATTTTTTTAGGAATCTTTGATAAATCTTTTTTTCGCTTGTGGTGTCTATAAATTCCATCTTTTGGGGGATGGAAATCTCTATTAGTAGTAACAGTACTAAAAGTAGTAAAACCTAAATCTATAGCTACTTGTTTGGCTTCTTCTACTTGATGTTGGTTATAATCAAATACTATATATTTCCAATGAACTTGCGTACTGTTACAATCAATTACTGTTTTAGCATTTTCTAACACTTTTTCATATGTAGTATTAATTCTATAAAGAGAATGAGTATCAGAAAGACCATCTAAATCAAAATTAATAATGTCTTGTTTTGTTAAAATATTTCCAACATCTGTCCAATAATCTTTATCGTGTATCCCACCATTAGTATGAATTAATAATTTTGTATCATGTAATTTTACATAACTTATAATCTCTCTAAACTCACGATTCATTATTGAATCACCAAAATTACCATTAAATATTAACCATTCTAGGTTTTGTAATAATTCTGGATAAAACAAAGTTTTAAAATTTTCAAGAGTTATTGTATATTTAGCGTCATTTAAATTAACTCTAAGTGGTTTTAATCTGTGACATGCCGGGCATTTTGCGTTACAACGAAAAGTTAATTCAGTAGTTAGTTGTCGTATTTTTTCCAAGTTAGTTCCAATAATTAATGTGAATAGGTATTCCCGCAGGAATTGTTGCGGAAGGGTCTGTGAGCTGTATTACGCCAGAACCAGGTACAACATAGTCTGTAGTAGGTAGCTGTCCTATTCCTGATAAAGACACCCGTGTTCTCCCAATAACTGATACAGCTGCTCCAATTCCATAAGCATTTGCTCCTGCCACACTAGTAACAACGTTTGTAGCAGGAGATAGCGTAGTTCCTGCAACAGCAGCAACATTATCTTGCACCACATTAATATTAGCATTTAGCCTATTAAAGGTTGCAAGATCGTTAGCAAGAGGGTCAACTCCTTGAGTTAAAAATGCTCCTACATTAGCTGTACCCCTAACATCTAAGTTATATGAAGAAGTAGCAGTCGCATCTCCAACAATGATATTTGCTTTTCCAGAAGCCGCATGTGTTCTAATTACTGCATTAGCGGGGGTTCCGAGACTAATAGCAGCGGCTACAGGAGCAGTGTTACCGGCAATACCTAGACCCCCAGCAATTGCAGTGTCTCCATCAGCAGCTATTGTTATTACCTCGGCTTTAGAGGCTACCCCAATAGTGCCTCCGTCTTTAATCTTAATGTCGTCAGCAAACGTTACAATACCGTCACTAGCAATTCCAATGGCTGTAGGAGAGGAAGCGCTACCAATTGTACCAGCATCTTTAATCTTGATATCGTCAGCAAACGTTACAATACCGTCACTAGCAATTCCGATAGCTGTAGGCGAGGAAGCGCTACCAATTGTACCAGCATCTTTAATCTTGATATCGTCAGCAAACGTTACAATACCGTCACTAGCAATTCCGATAGCTGTAGGAGAGGAAGCGCTACCAATTGTACCAGCATCTTTAATCTTGATATCGTCAGCAAACGTTACAATACCGTCACTAGCAATTCCGATAGCTGTAGGAGAGGAAGCGCTACCAATTGTACCAGCATCTTTAATCTTGATATCGTCAGCAAACGTTACAATACCGTCACTAGCAATTCCGATAGCTGTAGGCGAGGAAGCGCTACCAATTGTACCAGCGTCTTTAATCTTGATATCGTCAGCAAACGTTACAATACCGTCACTAGCAATTCCGATAGCTGTAGGAGAGGAAACGCTACCAATTGTACCAGCGTCTTTAATCTTGATATCGTCAGCAAACGTTACAATACCTGTTGAAGCTATAGTAATAGCTCCGGTAGAAGATGCTACCCCTATTGTCCCGCCATCTTTTATGAGAATGTCGTCTTTAAAAGTAACAATACCGGCGGAAGAAACAGTCATTGCGTCAGCAGCAGATGCCACCCCGATTGTTCCACCATCTTTAATCTTAATATCGTCAACAAAGGTAACTACCCCGTCTGAAGCAATCTGTATTGCTGCCGTAGAGCCTGCAGAGCCTATATTTCCGTCATTAGGAACAAGAACCCCTGCATCTCCTGAAAGTACTATGGATTCTGCAGTAATATGTCGAGCGTCTAAATTAGCCGCACTTGTTGCACTAATAGCAGTATTAGTATGAGGAGAAGAGGTATGAGCTACCACAACTTTGTTTACTGATTCGTCATAACCAACAAAAACATTACCTTGTGCTCCCCGACTCATCATAAGCCCTGTATCTAAACTAGGAGTTCCTGACGCCCCAGAAGCAGTTAAAATAATCCTATCTTCAACTGTTAGGTTAGTAACGTTTTGGTCTACGGTATCGCCACTAACTATTAAGTTACCTGTAATTGTTAAATCGTCCGACACAGTAACTGCGCCATCTCCGGCAACAGTAATAGCTCCGGGGGCGCTAGCTGACCCAATAGTGCCACTATCTTTAATTTTAATGTCATCCACAAAGGTTACTATACCGTCACTAGCGATACTAATAGCTGCAGGTGTTGTAGCGCTACCAATTGTCCCAGCGTCTTTAATCTTGATATCGTCAGCAAACGTTACAATACCGTCACTAGCAATTCCGATAGCTGTAGGAGAGGAAACGCTACCAATTGTACCAGCGTCTTTAATCTTGATATCGTCAGCAAACGTTACAATACCGTCACTAGCAATTTCGATAGCTGTAGGCGAGGAAACGCTACCAATTGTACCAGCATCTTTAATCTTAATGTCATCTACAAACGTTACTATACCTGTTGAAGCGATACTAATAGCGGAAGTAGAACTTGTAACACCGATTGTTGCAGCGTCTTTGAGGATGATATCATCTTTAAAAGTAACTATACCACCACTGCTAATTTGTACGGCATCAGTGGCTCCCACAGATCCAATATCTCCATCATTTGGAATTACAATCCCACCAGAATGAGTTGTTTGTTGACTGAAGGTTGTTTTACCATCCGAAGCAATTGCTATTGCATCTGTGTCAGATGTATGTCCAATGTTTGTTCCATTAACTATGATATTATCAACAGTTAAACTTGTTAGTGTACCTAATGATGTTATGTTTCCCTGTGCGGCAGTAGATAACGTACCAGAAAGACTAGTAGCACTTAAAGCTCCGACATTAGCTGATCCTCTAACATCTAATCTAAAAGGTGTTATAGAGCCATCTATGTCACCATTGCCCTCTCCAATAATAACGTTACCACCAACAGGGTTTGCCGAAGTTCCATACTGAATAATAACGTTAGCAGGACTTCCAATAGTTATAGAGGTAGTTTCGGGAGTAAGGTTAGATACTCCAAGAGAAGTAGATTCGTTTGTTGTAATAGTTCCTGTAAAATTTGTTCCAGCTAAAATACTGGCAATATTAGCTTCCGCAGCGTCAACGTTACCTTTTACACTATTAACATTAGCAGTAACAGTGTTAATATTAGCAGTAGTAGCGTTTAGGTTTGCTTGAACAATACCCGGATCTACACCGTCTTCTACATGTCTAGCTAAAATAACGTTATCACCAATGTGTCTAGACACAATACTATTATCCGCAATATTATTTGCAGATATTGCGTTAGACCCCATTACTGTACTTGTGACTTGGGTAACCATTAAATAATTCTCCTATTTATCAGAGTCTTCTTCTAGTTCTTTGAAAAATTCCTCTAAATAATCTTTTTGTTCTAGCTCTTCTGATTCTGTATCTTCAAAAAATTCTTTAATAAAATCTTCTACCTGCTCGTCTACTGAAGGAGGCTTGAGAAGTTCGTCCCATTCTTCTTCAACACAAGCCCTTGTAACTAAATCTCTAAAGTAGTCTTTTTCTTCTTCAGTTAAATCGGTATTAGGAGTATCATCTAAAAATTTCTTTTCATACATTTGCATTTCTGGTTTTTCTTCCATAAATACAGAATAACAAGAACCTTCTAAAATTTCCCCTAGTTTAGTTTCAGATTCAATAAATTTATCAAAAGGTAAACTTCTCTCAATTTGAGTTCCTTTTTCCCCTTTTTCAAATTTTCTATAACTACAATACACTAATTTTCCCTCTGTGTCAAAGGCATTAAATTTAACAATTTCCATAATTCTCTCCTTAAAGTTTTATAATAAAATTAACCACAACAGTTGGAAATATCATGTTGGGGGTAATGGCTGAGTGAGCTGCCACAGCTGTCACAGCTGTAGAACCACTAGCATCTTTAGCACCTGTTGAAAAGGTTGCTGTTGTTACTGAGTGCGCACTAATTGACGTAGATTCTGTTACTTTTGCAGAACTAGCAGACATTGCGTGGGTATGAGTTCCTAAAGTGCTATTATTTGCGCCTTTTCCAAGAATTAACTTGTCTCGTAAATCAGGAACGTTAAAGGTATTATTACCGTTTCCTGTTCCAAAAGAGGTACTCACTACTCCAAATAAATTAGCGTTAACTCCTGTGCGTGAAAGAGCACTTCCATCACATAACACATAACCGGAGGGCGCTGATGACCCCCCGTATGCAGAAATAACTCCTGTGGGTACTAACGCAGTTTCTATAAAATTGTCCAATTCATGTACTGATATTGAGTCTGCGGTTATTTTTACATTACTAACATTTCTATCAGTAATTTTTGCAGTAGTAACCGACCCAGCAGCAAACATAGCAGAGGTAACTGATCCGTTTGTAGGTGGTATGCCTACATCTATAAAGTTTGAAGCGCTATTAGCTCCTTTTACCATAAGGCGCACATTTGAGGCTGACGAATCAAGACTTACCATTAGTTCTCCGACTTGATAAGTTCCAATGTTAGCAGTAGCTCCTACAATGTTATTCTCATATCTTGCCCCAATACCTACTCTTGTAAAAGTACCTCCAGGTCCTTCTCCGCCTTTTACGTCTGCAGTAGGTACATTTACATATAAAGCTTTGGTGCTTGAATTATAGTGCAAAATACCCGATGTCCTAGAGTCGGTAAAGGCTACAGTACTTCCTCCGTCATCTTGAAAATTTGCCGCAACAGGTCTTGCGTCAGAATAAAAATTTTGTGCTAAAGATTGTAAACTACCATTTATTTGTCCACGAAACGCAGACAAAGCAGTAGATGCAGATGTTAGCACAAAAGTATTCGAAGTTCCTATAGCCATTAATATTCTCCTTTTATGTTCCTAAAGCTATTAAGTCCACAACAGTTCCTACTGCTGGTTCCGAGTTTGAACTGAAAATTACATTGATATTCGCTCCAGTTCTAGTTGACCCTAACACGAAGCAAACAGGTGCTGCGGATACATTTGCAGTGCTTACAATAGTGGCAGAAAATGTGGGAGTATCAAAAAAATCCGTACTTGTATAGTCAACTGCAGTATTTCCGCCAGTGTCACTATCTCCTGCAAAAGTAACTCTAGTTCTAAATTCTTTACTAGGTGAGTCAACCGTGTATTCAAATTTATCAAGAGTATAATTAACTTCTTGAGGTTTTGAATTTGTTACCGTATGTTTAAATTGAAAGAAACGAGCTCTTCTATCCCCTACAGCAAAATTCTGAAATCTATCTCCTAAATTTCCTTGAAAAGTACTAATATTTACATTTCCGTTAGCAAAAAATGGGTCTGTTTCTGAAGTTCTAAGTTCAATTACACTCGTATCTAAAGAGTTAGAATCTCCTAAGAACGTAGTTGATCCAATCGAAGCGTCAGAAAACTGGTTTAGATCTACTAGTTTATAGGATGAGGTTTTAGTTGTCAAGTTAGCAAATGTATTACCTCCTGTAGATACCCCGTTAGCATGGAACACTTCTCCTAACAGAACTGCATCAGCATTAATTACACTTGCAATTAGTGCATAAGAGTTAGCGTTAGAAGTGTCATCTACATGTTGTCCATCAGTAGTTTGGCTGGCATTCCAAATAGCATACACGTTACCAGAGGCACCTCCGCTTATCAAAGTTTTATTTAAATCACTATAAGTTACTGTAGCAGCACTAGTATTAGAAAACCCTAATACAGTGCCGATTCCTTGAGAGCCTCCTAAAGCGGTATCATGTAAAATACTAGCGTTAGCTACGTCATCTTGTGGCTCTACAATACCAAAAGCAATATTGGTGTGTAAAGAATTAAATGTAGTAGTGGTTGTAGCAGTTCCAACAATGTTAGCCGTGAAACTAATTGTTTTAACTTGTCCTATATCTCTAATAGGAGTTTGGTATGTTGCAGAAGATTCTGCTAACAAGTCCGTAGGTGACCCAGAAATAGCAGAGTATCCAGTAGTAGTTCCATTAGCATTATCTATTATATGAGAGTTAAAAGAGCCCGGTACTCCTGCATCGAAATGAGAACTTAGACCCCCGGTGTTAGAGTTAGCAAAACTTGGAAAGTTAAACTCTCCTCTATTAGTGTTGGGAATTCCCGCAAACACATTACCGTTCGGAGCGTCTTCGCTATATGCCTGTAGCAAGAATAGAGAAGAAAGCTTAGTTGAAGTAAAGGTAACACCTACAATAGTGTCACTCAAATTACCGCTAGTATCACGAGTTTTAGCTAAATAAGTAAAAGTACCAAAGGTATCAATTGGGGCTGATTTCTTTGTAGACCCAGAACTAACTACTATATATTCCGAAGCAGTTACGAAAGTACTAGCAAAATCTGCTTCTGTTATAGACCCAGCTGCTCGTTTAATAACAATGTCTCGTAAATCTGCGTCAAATAGGGAACCGTCTTCTTTTTTTACATATACCCATGAAAATTGTAACTCTTCTCCAACCTGTGCTACACTAAAGTTGGAAACATTTTGTGGAGGAGCAGTTTTTCCAGCAATTGATTGAGTTTTTTCTAAAGTAACTCCCCGAATAGTTCCGTTTAAGGGAGTAACTCTAACAGTTATGTTGTTAATTCCTGATGTGCTTCCTCTATCAACATTATTTATAGCAAACCTAATCTTACCATCAGGATCAACTCCTTGTGAAGAAACTTTTACAGTTTGGAAATTAGTTAAGTCTTCTGCAGCCCCTCCAAGCTTATAAGATATTTCATAATCTGTAACTTCTTGGTCTGTAATGTGATCATAATTTATATTAATTCTAACAGCGGCTCCAACAGTTTGTTCAATATATAAACTTTCTGTAATTTCTAAGTTTTCTACTTTTTGAATAGGAACTTGATTAATTAAAATACTTTCTGTAGCGGGAGGGCTTTTTCTGGCTGCATTATTAATATTTCTTGCTCTAAATACATATAGTCCTGGGTCTTGGTTTTTTAATAGCCTATCTGCAGGCAGTCCGATAGAGTCAAAATCCGCAGGAGTTAGGATGGAATAAATTGCATTATTAGCTAGGCTGAAAGACCCAGGGTATAGATTAGTGTCATAGTCAAAGGTAAAAGCAGATCCAATAACATTATTAGTTACTCCAATAGGATCATTACTAATATTAATAGCAGTAGTTCCTCTCGTATTAGCTAAAAGTTTTGACCCTAATTTTACTCTATATATATTATTAGAAGTTAGTGCAACATTATGAGAAGGGCTATCTGTAGAGTAAGTAGTATCTACAATACTATATACATTTCCGCTGAAGAATTGTAAGTTATCTCCCAATTCTACCGTAGGCACAGTATAATAATCTGCTTCTACTCTACTAGTAACTTCATTACTTAATCCTGTAATAGTTACAGAATCGTTGCTTGAAGAAGTAAAATTCCAAGACGAAATGGGTATTTGTAACCCATCTACGAACACTCTTACAGATTCTTTAAAAGGTGCTCCTCTTACTAGTGGTTGAATAAAATTAGTGTCGGAAACAAGGTTACCTGTAATAACATTAGATTGAATTTCTGTGAACGAAGTTCCAGCAATATACATTTCTCTATTATCAAAAAATCTAGTATCCACTAGTTGATTAAGAGTAACAAAAAAAGGCGGAGTAGGCAAAGAGTTAAATACAGTTGAACCTCCTGAATGCTCATTTTCTATTATAATACTTCCATTAGATACCGTTAAGTCTGAACCAATTACGTTTGCAGTAAAATTAACTAAACGAGTACCGTGATCAACAAAACCAAATCCACCACTAGAAACAGATTTCTGGTTCAAATCAAAAGCAACTTTATCGAAACCTTTTAGTCCACTATCAAAAGTAATACCGTCATTAACCTCTAAAACATGTTTCATGAAATTAGTATCACGTACTTGATGTAAACTAGCTACTTTAAATACAACATTACCGTTTGAAGTATCTGTAACATCTGGATTATCGACTGCATCACAAATAAGTCTAATTTCTCCAGTGTTAGTTTTAAAACCGTTTTTACCTGATAGAATAGATATTTCCCCATTAGCTAAAGGACTTGTGTTAGAAGCTGTCATAGCTTTAGGAGAGACATCGGCCCCACTAGTAAGATATGAAGAAAAAATAGCATCTGGGCGACCAATCTCCACTTCAGTTTGTAAAAATAAAGGATATCCTGTTTGATCGGTTGATATATCAACTAAAATATCATGAGTAACAGATCCGTCATCTACTCTTCTGGGTCTGGCCTGTAAATTTAACTCTGGAGTAGGAGGGGGAGTTAAGGAAGAAACGGTATCATCATACCTAACTGGTACATAAGCTATTAAAGAATCAGAATCTACATATACATTAGAAATATACTCAATTCCTGTAACAGTTATTTCTTCATCTTCATTTCTTCCAATAGTAGTTATTTTAAATAATCTGTCATTTTGGTTATCATAAAAATTATCAGGATTAACTTCTCCAAAAGTCCACAAATCTCCTTTTTGTGGAACATTGTTAGCTAAGAAGTCTTCTCCGTCCACAAAACCTTTAGAGTTATAGTTCCATCTGCTTATAGTCGTAACCTCAACTAGATCTACCCCTGAATCAGCATTACTTGTTGAAAGAGTTTGAAAAGCGGTATTAGAAACTAGGTAATAGTCTATTCTATCCGAATCCATTTTAATTACTCTTATCGCCAAAGGTTGTGTATTAGAGGTAAAAGTGCTAGAGGTAATAGAAGGACTAGTAAAATGTTCCAGTAGAATATTAGCATTGCCTGTAGTTGAAGAGTCTGCCGCTACTTTTCCACCAAAACCGTAAGCTAATCCGTGTGATTTAGTAGCAACTGTGACGACATCTCCAACAGTTAGGTTAAGAGCGTCTGCTCCCGCAACAAATTCAACTTGTCTGCGTAAAAATTTAGAAGCAGCAATCATATATTGTCCATACCTAGAAGCTTGGCTTCTTCGGGTTACTCCTGCTAAATCCATTTGTTTAATATTTTCAATCTGGTTTCTGTCTCTTAAAGCTTCTTGGTCGTCAATTCGTATAACTTCGCGCTTAAAGTGATTCGAAGGTTCTATATAAGAAATATCACATCCAGTAATAATATCACTTTCTTTAGTTCCAGAAAATTTTAAGGTATCTTTTTTGATATTAGCATCGTTGAAAATAGCTACAGGAGTGTCATCCGGCATATCAACGTTTAGTGTTACTTTTCCAGCAGAATAATATAAAAGACCTCTAAATGTTGAAGTAATTTTATTTATTGTGTCCATTACTTGTACATCTTCTTGAATACTTAAATCACTTATAAATCTTCTTTCTTTAACCTGCACTCCCCTAGGAAGACCAACAAGGGTTTCTTTAACTGTTGAAAATAAATTTCTAGGTTTGTGTCTAAAAGTACCGTCACCAAAACCGTCCACACCTGTAAACTTTCCAGTAGTGGCATCGCAACAGTCACAATATTGAGCGACTTTATAAAACATAAATTTATCTATGTTTTCTTCCTCAATTCCTAGCCCATAAGTTTGATTAGTTAAAATATCATATATTATCCAAACAGGGTTTTGAGTCCACGAGTATGTAAAAGTACCGTCCCATACCCCTTCATAAATAACAGGATTAGCCCCATATTGTTCTGTAGTTAACACAGCCGTTGATGTAGCAGTCATACCTGTTAGTGTGTGACTAGCCCCAGATCCTGATGTTATATCAATAGCAGTTCCGTCAGTCGCCGCCTGTGCTGATACTGCTAATTTTACGGTATTAGCATTAACTTTAATAATGAACATACCTCCAGAGGCGGTGCTGATACCCGTTCCTGAAATAGCGGTTCCCCCGCCCGCACTATAAGTTACTTGATCTCCTGTAGCAAAAGGATGTCCTGTAAGTGTTATAGTATCAGATCCATCACTAACTGCGGAAGCTCCATTAAAGGTTACTGCCGCAGGAGCTGCAATAGTAATTGTTGGAGCGCTAGTATACCCCGTTCCTTGGCTCGTTACCGTAAGTGCTGTAACTTTTCCTGTTGTAAGCGTAGCGGTCGAGGTCGCAGTAGAACCCCCACCACCACTTATAGACACCGTAGGGGCAGAGGCATATCCAGAACCTGCGTTTGTTATTGTTAAAGATTCAACTTTTCTTTCGGCGCTTCCATCTATGTTTGTCTGTAGATAATAGCCTTGCTGCGTGTACCCTATTTGAGTAGCCTCACCATCTATGGAAATAGAACCTGTTTCAGGAACTTCTAACTGCCTCCAGTCAATTTCTCCATCAGTTAAAGTAGGTTGATTATAATTACTAGGAACTTTTACTAGTAGTCCTTTAACCAAAGAACTAAATGTTGGAACTCTTCCTTCATGCTCATTAAAAGATTTAATTGCATACCCAATTAACGCTGTTCTAGGATAGGCCATATCATCATATTCGATCTCATCCCAACCAACAAATTGAATATTGTCTGCGATCCGGTTAGAGTCACTATCGCTTGAAGTCTTTTCTACTGTAAATTTATATCCATTTACACTTTTACTTGCGTCAGGTATTACAATATCTCTTTGAAATTTAAATCTAGTATTTGTTTTACCGCTAACGGTATGTTCATCCTCAGCAATAGTTGTTACGCCAGTACTATCAAAAACCGTAATTTTTACAGTTACGCTAGTTCCAGAAACATTACCATTTGCATCAGATTTTTGTAGTCCTTGAATAACAAAATTAAACCGTAAAGCATCCCAATCTTTTGTACTAGTACTTTGTAATGTGACTGAAGCTTTCGGAATTCCCTCTACATTACCATTCTTTAGTCCAACAGCATTATTTAAGTTTTGGGGAGTAACTGTTTCAGCACCAAAAACATCCATAGCTCCTTGAGTTATGGTTCCTGTAGTTGTTAAAGTTTTAAATACTTCGTTATTTTCTGTGCCATCTCCTTCAATATTAATTAAATCATCAGACACCCCTTCATTAATTTCTATATCTTGAGGGCCGTTAGGATTAATTCTATAAATAGGACCTTCACCCAATGCAACAGTTAGAAATAAAATATCAGTAGAAAATAAAGTATTAGGGTCTTCGCGAGCAGCAGGGGCTGCACTACCGCCTTTTCCACCACCCCCTTTATTAGATAGTCTGATTCCTTGACAAATATAGTTGTGATAAGTATTAACAGTTAAGTTGTATACTGTCTCATCTAGATAATCTTCGCTTTCAATTGATAAAATCTTACTAGAATCATTATCTTCTAAAGTTAGATATTCTCCAACTGCCCAATCTTTAGCTTCTTTATATTCATTGTTTTCATCATATAAATAATGGTTATCTGTAACTCTCAATACACCTTTTTCGTGGGTAATGGTTAAAATATAACCCACAGTTTCAGAAGGAATATGCTCCCAAGTCTTTTCTACAAAAGATACCCAACGTTTATCATTCTCATCAAAACAATATACTTTATCATTAAGTTTTATGTCTTCAATAGGAATTTCACCTCTAGTAGTAGATACTAAAGAACCTGCAGGAAAACAGCCGCCTTTGTTTCCTGAAATAAAAGGAGTCTGCCCTCCCTGTACGTTAACATATTTTTTATAAACACTCATGCTGCAAATTGCTCCGAAACTTGTATTTGGTCATTTTTTCCATGATTAAATGATTTAATATACCCCGATATTAAATGTCCACCAATTCTAGTCATTCCATATCTCATTCCTACAGGAACTCCTGAATTAATTGTGTTAGTTAGTCCAGTGAATAAATTGTTTTCTGTCCTTGAACCATCGTCTGTAAAAGTCCTATTATTGGAGTTACTTTTAGGTGAGGACTGGGCCAGCGCCATTATTCCTTGTAGTGCAAGAGACGCGCCAAACATAGCTATTTGTGAAAAACTAACACTCATACCTGCTACCGTAAAAGCAGTTGTTCCCATTCCCATTGTAGGCCCCATAGCTCCTACTATGGCAGGAGCCATATAGAACGCCACAGCAATAAGGGCGATACCTATAACTACCATTGCAATTCCACCACCTTTTCCTCCGCCACCTACGATAGAGGGAACTAAATAATAAACTTCATCGTTTAGCTTTTTATTAGCTTCTACATCCGCTAAACTCACTCTTTTTTTATTTTTATTTAAGATAAAAAAATCAGTAGTTAATTTGTTTTTGTTTTGTTTAACAAACTCTGCAAATTTTGGAAAAGAATTTACTAAGAAACTCATTAAAGAATGGTAGTCTTTAACTTCTACTTTTATTTCTTTTCTATCTTTAAAATACTTTGTTGCATTTTGGTGTATAACTAAAGTAATCATGTTGCAAATTGCCCCGATACTTTAATCAAAGCTCCTTTTCCGTGATTAGTAGTTTTTATATATCCACTTACTAATTGTCCCGCAGATCGTACTTGTCCATAAATTATAGGCACGTTGTTATTACTTGAGGTCGTGTTTGTTAAACCATTAAACAAATTATTATCTATTCGTTCTTGAACATCAGGTGTTTGTTTTTCTGGAGGTTTGGGTACTTTTGTAAATAATCCCATAACCCCGCTTAATACCATGTTTAGTCCAGTAGAAAACGCTAGTTTTCCTAGCGTAGTTCCCATAAAGGAGGTTGCGGCTAAACCTGGAAAAGCAAAAGGAGCCGCAATTAACGCAATCCCAATAGCTATTTGTAAAAAAGATCCTTTTTTACCTCCTGCTCCACCAAGAATAGGGCTAATGTATATCTCTTCGTGATTAGCCCTAAGTCTATTGTATTGATAAATTTCACTTTTTATAATTTTTCTATCTTTATCTAACAAACAAAGATTTTCAGATATGTTTTCTGTTTGAATTTTTCTAATATACTCTCCAAATTTTGGAAAAAGATTACACACAGCAGAAATTAAAGATTCAAAATCATCACACACAACAGTATGAGTTTTGATTCCAGTTGTATATTTTAATAAAGAATTGTGAAAAGTTAGTGTTATTTTCATGTTAAATGTTTTTCAACAAATTCATCGAATTTAAGTGCGTCTACGTTTTTATCTAACCAGTAGATATAAAATTTATTATTAAAACCGACAACAAACTTAAACTCTTCAAAAACTGCTCCTTTTTTATCTTCTTCGCTAGGAAGAGGATTTTCTTCCCCTGGATGTGAGTGAAATATCCCCCAACAATTATCTTCATATTCAAAAAGACTTTCGGGATCAACAACAAAACTATCTTTAGGAAAAGGACTTATATTTTTACACGCTACATACTTAAAATCTTTTGTTATTAGCCCACAACATTCTCTAGGATATTCTGCTTGTGCATGCTTTCCCATGTCACTAATTAGTGTTGAAAATAAAGTCATCTGACATTCCTATCCATTTAAACATTCCTACTGTATAATTTTTATAATATCTGCCATAAGGAGCAACCCAACTTTTATGATCAATCATAGTTTGTAACATTTTATTTTTTTCTACCAACAAAGCACAATGGTTAGTAACGTTAGTTGACCCAAGAGACATTGTTATAATATTAAATTCCTCTAAATCTTCGGTTTTTTTCCATCCATATGCTTCAGTGCTTGCAGCATCCATAGATCTTTCGTGTGTTTTAGTATACCAATCTTCGTCCACAATATTACACCAGTATGTAGTATCGTAGGGTATATCAATGCCTAATTGTTCTTTATAAACTAACCTACAAAGATTAAAACAATCAATACCTGTTTCAATATTATTGCCTAAATGTCTATAAGGAAACCCTTTATATTTATCATACCACATTCTGCGGGTCTTTTCGTCTTAAAATAAAATGTATTTTATCTCTCCACTCTTGATTCAGTGCTGTTATTCTAGAGCTTGTTTCTTCTTCCACATGTATAAAATTATTATTTACGGTATACATACCAAAATGAATTGGTCTATTCTTTTTTGACTTAAATAATATTACATCATATTCTTCTATTTTTGTCAAATCAACTTTTATTGCGTTTAAGTTAACCCACTCTTCTATTTTTTTTAAAGTTATTTTAAACTTCCAACGACTACCTTCTGAAGGTTTTCCTTCTACTAAGTTTAAATGGGTCCACAAACTTTGAAAAACATTACATTTTAACTCTTCTTTATATATCTTTTCAATCAATGTTATACAGTTTATATTTTGATAATCATGTTTTATTCCTAAATATTTTGTATAGTTCGTCATTATTTAGGAATAGTCCTTCCTGTACCGGGGAATCCACCAAAATGTATAGTATTGTTTCTAATTTGACAAGATTCAAAACTTTTTCCACACTCGTCTTCGGCTATACTTCCAGCTGTTTGGTTGTTAGCAGCAATTGGGTTTGAGTTAGCAGTAGCGGTAGTACCTGGAATAGTACCCCCCGCAGGTCCTGGATATTGGCATTCTTCTCCTTTATATATCCATTGACAGGTATTTTTATAATATTTTCTACGAGGCAAAATCAGCTTAAAAAATTGTAGCCAACTAGTTAAAGTAAAACTAGCTACTTTTTCATCTAAGTTTTGGAGAGAATCAATTTTAAAACTATCTTCTACATATGCTTCATCATCCGCGTCTGCATTTTTTATTAGTAAGTGATCGCCTTGTCCCAATGTTAGTGCTGTATTAGTAAAAATAAATCTTTCTTCTTCAATTGCTTGAATCGTGGCAACAAAGGTATTAGCTCTAACAAAAACTTCGTCTCCGACCCTGTAAGGAAGAGTTGTTGTCATTTCTAGTACATTTGAATAAGCTGACCTAACTTTAGCATACTCAGGCCAATAGTCTAAGAAATTAGCAAAAGTTGATTGTATTTCTACTACACCTCCTAACAAATCTCTGGAGTCCAACTTTTCTCTTTTCCAAGTACCGTTAACAGCTTCAGTAGTAGAGACGGTAAAGCTTGCGTTATTCTTCCCATAGGAGTCTGTTATTACTTGGCTGTAGCTTAAACCGTTACTTCTGGCCCGACTTAATACATCGCTATGTTCTTGTTCTGTATATGTCGCACCTGCTGGAATGGTCCTGGGGTCAATTCCTGTAACAACTTCTCCATTTACTACAGCAAAACAAGCATTAGCTGTGTTATTACCCACTAAATCAGGGTTTTCACAAAGTTGAGTAATTAACCCATCAAAATTAGATATGTCAATAGTAACTTCGTTGATAGTTCCTGAGGAATCTATATCTATCCCAC